GACCAGCGGCGTCCGCGAGCGGGGATCTGAACGCAGGAACGCGACCTGATTGGGGAGCAGGGGGCCGAACTCGACGTACTCGTCGGTTCCGGGGCCGTCGCCGATGCGGAAGATTCCGGGGCCGAATAGTGTGTAGTCGCGGTACATGGGCTGGTCGCCGATGTTGGTGCACGCCAGAAATCCGTTGCGCGACACGGCGTTGTTGTCGCCGGCGCTGACCTTGCGCACGCTTGCCGGGGTGGCCTGGGTGATCAGTGCGGCCGCGGCCTGCATCCCGAAGCCGATGCCGCGATGGGACGAGTTCATCACCGATGCGGTGCCGCGTTCCTGGTGGGTCAGTATGTCCAGCCCGTTGCGCTGCAGGGTGTAGAACCGGGGATTGCCCTCCGTGCCGCACAGCAGGGTGAACTTGTCGCCGGGCATCGGCGGCAGCACGAGGCCGCGGTCGGCGAGTGGGGTTTCGACGAAGTTGTTGAACCGGGACAGCCGGACGTATCCGGGGCCGAATCGGGCACGGATTCCGTTGCCGTTCCAGGCGTCTCCGCTTCGTCCCATGCGCGCCCAGATGTCGTTGTAGGCCGATTCCGGGATGGCCATCTCCGGCATGCTGCCGAGGACGATGTTGACGACCTGGTTGTCGGTGACGGTGTTGAACGTGCGGTAGGGCCCGATGACCACCGAGCGGGTCGAGGTGACCGTGCCCGGCTGGTCGAACCAGCACGCCTGCGAGCCGTTGGAGAACACATACCCGGCGTCTCGGCTGGATGCGAAATCCCCGGCCAGCGAGGGGTTGTAGGACAGCGGCCAGTTGGCCCCCATCCAGTTCTGGTTGAAGCTCGTCGAGTAGGTGAACGTATCGGTCATCGCCTCATAGGAGAAGCCGGTCGACGACACGTCGTCATAGGAGCGCCAGAACGCGTCGTCGGCGGTCAGCCGCAGCGACAACCGCTGACGGGTGCGAGCCTGATTGGCCAGTGGGTCTGCCACCGAGCTGCCGCCGCGCCACCGCACAGGCGCCCACCACCAGCCCAACTCGGGGGTGGAGAACGCCAATTCGGCGGGCTTCTTGGCGTCCAGGGAGCCGATGAGGTCGCGCACCACTTGGCGCAGCCGCTTCGGGTCGCGGGCCATGCACTCAACGACCAGTTCAACCTCGGTCGGGTCATACAGGGAGTCGATGTAGGTGACGCCGTCCTGCACAGCCCCCTTCTGGGTGATGTCCTGCCATGGCGGGATCAGCCCCTTGAGCGACGTGGCCACGACCGCCTCGGGCGTCATCGGGTCGTGATAGGGCGGCGCGTAGGGGCCGAGTAGGTAGAAGTCGATGGAGCCGTCGTGGGCGCGCAGGCGCATCGTCGGCCTGGTGCCGTTGATCAGATGCCACCAGCCGTGCGGGGTGAGCTGGCCGGAGGGGTACGTCAGTCCTGGGGTGGTCACTGGCCTGGCCCCGCGTTCATGTTCTGGACGTGGTATTCCCAGTCGCGGGCGCTGCCGCTGACGCTTTCGCGGTTGGTGTTGAGGGTGGTGTTGTAGTTGTTCGTGGTCTGGCCACCGCCGCCCTGCTGCTGCGCCGCGGCGGGCTTGCCGGCGACCTGCTCGGGGGTGGGGCCGCCCTGGCCCTGCTCCATCTGCGCGGCCTGCTCGGGGGTCAGGCCCTCGGGGGTCTTCTTGCCGCCGCCGGCCAGGTTGGGCAGCACCGGGCGCGCGCCGACGATGCCGCCGACGATCTTGGTCAGCCAGTTGTTCTGCGCCAGCTCGGAGGCCCCGAACGGCACCAGGGTCTCGATCAGCCCGGAGGCGGCGATCCCAGCGACCTGGCCGCCCTGCTGAATGGCGCGGTTGAGCAACTGAATACCGATCTGGGCGGCCGCCGACGCCGCAGCGCCGCCCGCGCCGCCGTCCATGCCGCCCGCCGCCGCGCTGGCTGCCATCGCCGCACCGGAGGACGCTGCGCCGAGGGCTGCGCCGAGGATGCCGCCGGAGATGCCGCCGAAGCCGCTGCCGGTGCCCTCGGGCGGGGCCAGGCCGCCGATGAGCGTGGCTCCACTCGCGGGGCCGCCTCCGGGAGTGGGGAATCCCAGACCGGCACCGCGCGACTGCGGGAGGCCGGCCAGTCCGGGGATGAACGCGCCGCCGCCCGTGCCGCCGCCGCGCGACGGGCCGCCGGATTGGGGCGCGCCCGCGCCCGCAAGTCCGGGGAACAGTTGGCTGGCGATCCCTCCACCGCCCCCGCCGCCGGGGGATGATCCGCCGCCAATGGGTGTCGGGGTGGTCAGTGCGGTGCTGGTGAGCTGCTCGGGGGTCAGCGGTAGATAGCCGCCCGCCCCGCCGGATGACGCCCCGCCGGATGTGGCCGCGCCGCCGCTGGCAGCGCCACCGCCGCCGGGGGTGCCTGCGGGGCTGGACGGGGCGGCCGTGGTGGGCAGTCCGGGCAGTGAGGGGATCATGCCGCCAGCGCCGCCGACGATGGTGACCGGCAGCGGCAGTGGAACCGACTGGCCGCCGAGCATGATCGAACTCAGGCCCGCGGCACCGCCCGGGCCGCCGGGGATGTTGTTGCCGCCGCCGGGCTTGTACCAGACATGGACGTGGTCCTGATGGTCCTGCGACGGGTCGCCGGTGTGGCCGGCGGTGTAGTCGCGGGGTGTGGTGCCGCGGCCGTAGCCGTAGGTCTGGTTGTTGAAGATCGCGCCGTAGACGTTCGGGTCCGAGAGCACCTGCTGGAGAACTCTGCTCCCCGCGGCGATGCTCGGGACCATGATGTCCAGCGCGCCGTTCTGGTGCTCACCGAAGTTGTCGGCGGCGTGGTCGCCGACCTGATAGCCCTGGGCCTGCCAGAACGGCATCATCGTGGAGTGCGCGAAGTCGCGCGGCGACTGCCCGGGTTGCGCGGCCATCGGCCATCCACCGGACGCCGCGGATGGCGTTGCGCCGGTGGTCGACGGCATTGTGTAGGCCGGGCTGTAGGGCGGAATCATGGCGGCGGCCGAGGACTGCCCGCCGCCGGTGTACTGGTCGCCGAACGCGCCCGAGGCGGCCAAGATGCCCATCAGGCCGGAACCGGCTTCGCCGGGCTTGTAGCCGAACCCGGACTGCACGCCCGAGAGCGCCCCGACGACGGGCGCGGCGGCGAACCCGGCCAGCATCCGGGTGACGTTCTCCACGATGCCGGGCAGGCCCTTGGAGATGCCGAAGTCGGCGTCAAGTTGGGTTCCGACCTCGGCGAGCTGGTTGGTGGCCTCGTTGGCCGACTCGGCGAGACGCATCTGCGCCTGGTGCTCGTCGCCCTCGGCCTTCGCCAGGTTGTTGCGAGCCTCGATGAGATCCTCGGCGGTGGTGGTGGCGGTCTGCTCGACCTGCGCCAGCCGGGCGGCGGCCTCGGCCCGCTTCTGCTGCGCCTCGTAGACGGACTGCTCGGCGGCGTAGGACTGGGCGGTCTGGCCGGGGCGCGGCGCTGCACCGTACCCGCCGGGGAATGGAACCTGCGCCTGCTGGATCTGGGCGGCGGTCTGCTGGTTCTGGATCTGGAACTCGCGCATCTGCGCCTGGGTCAGGTCGTTGCGCGCCCGCACGATGGCGTTCTGGTCGGCGGTGTTTGAGGACTCCAGCTGGTTGAGTGCGGCCTGCTTCTCGGCCACGTCGTGCTGGGCGTCCATGATCTGCATCCGGCGCTGCCACTGCTCGACGGTCTCGCCGGGGGCCGGGGGCTGGCCGTAACCGGCCGGGTAGGGAACGGCGGGCGCGGAACCTGCGCCACCGCCGCCGCCCCCTGCGGCGACTGCGGCGGCGATGTCCTGCGGGGCGCCGGGCCCGGCTTCGGGTAGACCGATCACTCCACCCAGGAATGGCAGCTGCGCGGAGAGGCGTCCCCGGTCGACAGCGCCGCCAGTCGGGGCAGGGGCTCCAGGTAGCGGCACACCGGGCATCAGCGCGCCGGGGGTGAATGGCTGGGATGCCACCATGCCGGGGCCGGTGGTCATGTTCTCGCCGCCGTAAGCGGGGGCAAGCAGATCGTTGAGGACACCGAGGGACGCGTTGAGCGCGTCGAACAGGGGACCGCCGATGGTCTGTGCGAGGTCGGTGACCCGGTTCTTCAGTTGAGCCCAGTTCTCGGCCCAGTCGCGGGTGGCCTCGTTTTGCTTGTCGATGGCACCAGCGGTCCCACTGAGTTCGGTGTTGAGGTCGCCGACGGTCAGCCTGCCCTGCCGGATGAGGTCTACGAAGCGCTGCGCGCCGCGCTCGCCGAACACCTTGCCCGCGAGGTCGACCGCGGCAGCCTCGTTGCCCGCCGAGATGAAGCCCTGGAGCTGGGTGACAGTGTCGGCCAGCCCGGTTTGCATGTCGATGCCCGAGTCGGCGAACACCTTGGCGGCGTTATTAAGGGCCTGCTGCGCCCGTCCGGCGTCGATGCCACCCTCCTCGAAGCGGCCGAACAGGTAGGTCAGCTCGCCGAGGCTCAGCCCGAGGGTTCGGGCGGCGGGGCCCGCGTTGGACAGGTTGGTGACCAGTTCATTGATCGGGGCGCCGGTGGCCGCCGACGCCGAGTACAGCGCGTCGAGGGTGGCGCCGGCCTGGCCTGCGTCGATTCCGAACTGTGCGAGCACCCGCCCGAAGTTGCGAATGTTGATCGACTCGCCGGTCATCCGGTTCAGGTCGGCGATCTGGCGGGTCATATCCGTCAGCGGCTGTCCGGTCAGATTCAGCGACTGGGAGACCCGGCCGAGCACGTCGCCGATCTCCTCCAGTGACGAGCTGGAGTTGCGGAACGCCTCGCGCATTGAGTTGTTCAGTGCGTCCATCTGGTCGCCGATGCTGTTGGTACGCACCGCCATCCGGTCGGCCACCGCGTCGAAGCGTGAACCCACGTCGTAGAGGGCCTGGCCGACTTGCACGGCGGCCACAGCGATCAGCCCGATGCCGGTGGCAGCGGCGGCAGCCCTGAGGGGGATGACGCCGAGCGCCCCCTCGGCGGCCTTGCCGAGGGTGCCCATCTCGCCGATGGTCTGGCGGATGCTGTCCTGCATCCCCTTGCCGAAGTCTGCGGAGGCCGAGGTGAACGCCTTGGAGAACGTCTCGCCCAGTCCAGTGGCCCCGGACTGAAATTGGCTTTCCAGTTCCTTGATGACCGACTGCACGGCCTTCTCGTCGAGGCGGGCGACGACATCGGAGTAGATCGGCACTTACTCGTTCACCTCCTCGTCGGTCGGTTGGGTCCACATCGCGGACATTGACGCGTCGGCGCCGGTCTCGCGCATCCGCTGCTCCTCGTCGCGGCGGCGCTGCTCCTCGTCGTCGATCTCCAGCAGCTTCGACAGCGGGAAGAACAGCCGCTCGCCGTACTCGTCGGCGGCTGCTCCGGGAACCTGGGCGGCGCGCAGGACGGCGAGGGTGTTGGCGGCCTGGCGCACCATCTGCTGCCACTCGGGCAGTTCGCCGCCGCGCAGTTCGGCGGCCAGCGCCCCGTCGTCGGGGGCGAAATCGACGCGGATGGTGCGGATTTTGGTGTCGGGGTCGTCGATGACGCTCACGCCGAACAGTTCCAGCAGCTCGTGGCTGGACATCTCGCCGGAATGCCAGTCGGCGATACGGCGGTGAAAGAACCGCTGCAGATCACTGGCGATCTGCCGGGGCCACCGCCTCCAGACCATCTGCGCGGTCCACACTTTTGGGGTCGGCCGCCTGCCGTTCGGTCAGGTCGAACCCTTGGGCGTTCCACAGGGCCCAGACATGGCGGGCCGCGCCGCGCTTTCCGCCGACGGTGCCGGCGCGCAGGGTGGCGTAGTCATCGCCGAGGGCGATCTGGGCGACCCGCACCTCATACGGAGGATTGAGTAGCGCGGTCTTGCCGGTGTCGGGGTCGGTGCGCCGGTAGGGAACTTTCAGGCCGCCCTGCTTGGTTTCGGCGGGCAGGGTCATCTCGGTGCCGTCGGCGTCGGTGACGGTGCGCTCGGGCAGCGTGATCTCGTGGTGGTCGTAGCTTTCCAGTTCGAACCACAGTTCGTCCCAGGCCGCCAGAGCGTCATCGTCGAGCATCCGCAGGTTGGGGTGCGGGGGCACCTCGATGACGGTGCCGTCGTCGAGGCGAAGCTCGCGGGGGGCGAACACGGAATCGTAGGCTTTGGCCTGATCGGCGGCGCGCTTGCCGGGGTCGGCGTTGGTCGGCTGGGTCATTTCGGCTGGGTGTCCTCTCGGCTGGTTCGGCTGACTCGGCTGCGGGGTGAAGCACCCCGGCGGGCGCAGCCGATACGCCCGCCGGGGTGGTCGATGGGCGCTAGGGCTGGGTCACCGCGTTGGACGCCAGCGAGGTGGCGGTGCCCGATGCGGAGTCGGTGAGCTTGACCCGGAAGTACGAGGTCGACCCCGAGGTCAGAGCGCTGACCGGGAGGGTGACGTTCCCGCCGCTGACAGTCGGCGACCCGACAGTGGCCGCGGTCCAGCCGCTGGTGCCGTTGGCCGACTTCTCCGCGGTGTAGGAGTACGGAGCCGTCCCGCCGACGGGAGTGGTGAACACCAGGCTGGCCGTGGTGGCGGTCAGGGCGGTCCCCACCGGGCCGGGCGGCACGAAGCTCACGCCGTAGGCGGTGTCCTGCACCCACAGGCTGCCGGCGGTCCAGCGGCCGTCGAGCAGGGGAACGCCGTTGGCGTCGACGAAGTACGGGTCGATCTCGCGGGACAGGGTGAACTTGCCCGCGTCGGCGTCCTTCTTGTTGCCCTTCTCCGAGCCGATGTCGGTGAGCACGCACCGCGGGAACGGGAAGCAGTTGCGCTCCACCAGCCCGCCCATGCGATCCTCGTGGCAGATCAGCACCTGACGCCGGATCGGCTCGTCGGTGGCCGACTCGCCCACGAAGTAGGCACCCGCCCCGGTGGCGCGCTCCAGCACGTTGACCAGCGGCTGATTGAACCGCAGGGCGTCCACGACCAGGTTGCGCTCCAGCGGGGTGAACGACAGGGTCTTGTCGCGCTTCTGGATGTCCACCCGGATCGGATCGAGGGACTGCAGACCTTCGAGCGGGTCGCTGGAGATCTTCGGGTCGCGCGAGACGCCGTCGGCGTGGATGAAGCCCAGCGGGTAGAAGCCGAGGTTGGCCGAGTTGTTGTAGATCCACTGGCCGCCGGCGTTCTTGACGATGGCGAACAGGTCGTTACGCCAGGTGCCGTCCTGGGCGAGGGGCGCGGTGAACGCCGAGCCGGGGCTGATGTTGGTGGCCGAGCCGCCGTAGTCGCGCACGGCAATCGACCAGCGACCGCCGCGGCGCACGCGCAGGCTGTTGAGGTAGGCCAGGCCGGAGGCGGCGAAGCTGACGCCGGTGGCGGGTGCGGGCATGGGTGTTTTCCTTTCGCGGGGGGGTGCCGAAAGGGCTTCCGGCGATGGCGCGGCGGTGCCGCAAAACGCCGCGACCGAACAAGGTCGGCGGCGGTAACTTCGAGGGGTCGGCTAGGTGGTGGTGAACCGCAGTTCGAGGGCGTACTCGGCGACGAACCGGATGACCGACTCCGCGCCGTAGGACTCCTCGCGGGGGGCGAAGTTGGTGGCGCACCAGGCGCAGCTGGCGACGACGCCGCCGCCGAGGGTCACGTCGGGCAGATCCTGGGCGAGCAGCAGCATCCGGCGGTGGGTGCGCTCGGCCTCGCGGGAGGCGGCGGTGTAGTCGGCGGCGAAGGTGTGCACCCGCACCGTGGGAAAGTCCGAGATCAGATCCGACGGGCCGTCGATCCGGTTGACCAGCCGGTAGGGCAGGGCCATTCCGGCCTGCCAGCGCCGCGAGCCGACGAGGGCTGGGTCGGTGGCCAGCGGTAGCAGCCAGGCCCGTAGGAACGCCTCGGCGGGGGCTGCGGCA